TTCTGTGTTGTGCTTGTACTTGCATCATATCCTTCAGCACTCAAGAAGAATCCTCCTCCTACCTCTAGATGACAATTACCAGTTATTTTTAAATGATAGTCACCATCAATAGTCCTTGCATATGTACCATTAACTAATTTACAATCATCACCATGTACTTCTTGTGTCAATACACCTGCCCATGATATATGATCTGCAACTATTGATCCAACATCACCTTTATTATTTGTTTGTTTTAGTCTAAATGCTTCAACTGCTGCTGCAATCTCTGTTTCAGTAGCATCAGGATTATCTTTCCTATATTGATCTCTTGCCTTTTTCTCTGCGTAGTGTGAGTTATTGTATAGTAAAGAGGTATGAGTTGTACCATTTACTTTCTTTTGTACCTCACCTTGACGACCAGGTGTACCAAGATACAATTCATACGACCCATTAAGATGATTTTTTGCAGAAGTTAAATATGGATCTGCATCATCATATATCTGACTGAATATCGTATCAGTTTTATCTGTAGTAGTAATACCAGTTAAAGGATACCATCCTGCTGATTTACCTGAGTTGATAGGTCTGTTAGATATATTGTTCTCAAATTTATTGATAAGATCAATGATACCAGATATATTAACGTTATCAAATTCTAGTGCAGTCTGTAAATGAAATATACCAGTCGATTGTTCCCATGCTGTAATTATAGTAGTTGCTTCTCCTACACCATTTACTGTTGTAGTAATAGATTTAGTTAGATCTCCTATGTCTTTAATTATTTTAGCAACATCTGTGATTATACTAGATGTAATATCATCTACTGTGTTAACAACAAATGTAGGTTTATCAACGCAATTAGCAAGATATTGATCAAGTACGTCAGTAACTGTTTTTAATGGTGTAGCAGTATATGTTGATATAGATGCGTCTAATGTAACTGCTGAAGTTAATACCTTTGTAATTGCTGTTTGTACTGCTGTTATGATATTGTATGGAACTCCTGTAGATAAGAGGAGCATGTTGGTGAGTTTGAGATCCTCTGCTAAATTTATCAGTGCTTGACGCATAGCAGATATAACCTGAGCAAATAAAGAACCCAAGTAATTATTGATATGGATTGTCAACTCTGACTTTTTAAATAACTTACCACTTACTAAATCAAGATAATCTCCACCCTCTGCTTTTACCAAGTGAGCAGAAGTAGAAGCAAGATCTTCTATCAAATAAGAAAGTTTATATTCTAGTGTCTTCCAAGGACCTCCAACACCATTAGCTGCAGGTATTGGTTTCATAGGATCTAATGCCTTGATTGGGTTAGCAGAACTACCAAATACACCTTTAGTTGATCCTATATTTTTAGGTGATCCACTACCACCTAGTGAAGTTGTAGTTGAACCAGGTATTGCTACTGTATTATTTGTGCTCTGTCTTAATGGTGCTAATGGATTTGTTATATTCTTATCACCAGGATGTATAGCAGCACTATTAGGTGCTAAACCTACAGGTATATCTTGATCTGTAAAAGAAAATTCTCTTGTTTTTATAGTTGCATCTGACTTATTGACTCTCATCACACCTATAACTATAGGCATTTGTGCATGTTCTCCATCCATGAAGAATCCCATGACAATGGCACCAGGTTGAAGTTGACCAGACGATTCTCCCTGTCCGTCATTTCCTGCTTGTGATGTGTGTTGTAGTACTGTTGCCCAAGGTAATGCAGAAGAAGGTAGGTCTGCTACAGTTCCTCCTTGAAAGTTTGTATAAAACCCAAGAATACGAACCTTTACCCTACCAAGTTCCATAGGGTCTTCGTTGTCCTCAACTTCACCAACCCACCAGAAGAAACCATCTTTACCGATAAAGTTTACTTCACGTTCGTTAAAGATACCATCTATGTCAAGTCTCTCTGCCATTTACCTATAGGCTTTTTTTATTATTTATTCCTGTAACGCTCCTCCTTTCCTCCAAGGTTTAGTCTGATACATCACATCAGATTTTACCACCAATTCTGTATAATACTCCATCTTATCAGGATGTACAGATGCAGGGTTTTCACTAATTGCTTGTTTTAATGCAATCATCTCAATCCATTCTTCATCGGTCAATTCCGTCGATGTCTGACTATGGTAAGAAATTGTTTTTTCAATAATGATTTTCTTAGCTTCAGACATATGGTCGGAGTAAAACTTTAGGGGTTGCTGATGTATTCCTGTGTCTCCACTCATGTGTCTCCTGTATTTGTCGATACTATTTTATCATGAAACCCTAACATTTTACCAGTATCTTAAGGATCTCTTTCGATTTCCTTAATAATATTTCGGATATGTTGGTACCTGTCTTTCCAAAGGCATTGTCAATACTTCTACCAATAAGTTTATATCTGCAGAGATAGCATCATGTGTATCTGCCATTCTACGATACCCACTGCCAACATACATTTGACCTATGAATACCGATAAAGTTGCTGTTCCCCAGAACCAATAGTAGAATTTACTTTTGACCTGTGCTCTTAATTTTTCTTTAATTTCCATAACGTTGAAGGATTGGGTGCAGGATCTGTGACAGGTGCTGTACAAGCATTAATGCCGAAGGAAATGAAACAGATTAGGAGAACCCCAAACGATATTTCCTTTATCGTCAAACCCTTGATCCTTTGAAGTAAGTTTGTCACCATACAAATGTATTTCAGAAACAATACGATTGCCTCGTTCACCGAGGCATTTCGTACTGTCAAGTTTACCATGCCACGATTCATCGTGAAACGTAAACATCATATCACATTCTTCATGTCTTGTCAAGTCCAGGCGGTAATTCTGCATAATACCAGTCGTAGCAGACGTTTGTAC